AGCACCTATGGCAGAGCTAAATGCAACTGAGGGTGGAGATTTCGTTAATGTGCCTTTCTTTTCCGCAAACTTAAGTGGAGATTTTGAGGTACTTTCAGATTCAAGTTCATTAACACCAGGCAAGATCACCACTGATAAACAAGTGGGCGTTATTTTGCATAGAGGTCGTGCATTTGAATCAAGAGACTTGGCTGCATTAGCAGCAGGGTCAGACCCAATGGCTGCTATCGGTCAGAAGATCGGTGCTTACATTGCAAACCAAAGACAAAAAGATTTACTTTCTTGTCTTGATGGAGTATTTGGTTCTGTTAACTCAACAGATTCTAACGCTGCATTTTTTGGACTAACTATTGACGGTGGTTCTGGTGATTCACCTACAGGTTTATCTCCTAGACACGTTGCAAAGGCAAAAGCATTATTGGGCGACCAAGGTGACAAGCTTGCAGCCGTTTGTATGCACAGTGCTATTTACTATGATCTCGTTGAGAGAAAAATGGTGGATTATGTATTAGCAACAGATGGTAATGGCGGTTCTGCTACAGCATCTGGTGGTACTATCGCACCTGCATATGCTGGTGGAAACGATACTGTTCCTACATACTGTGGTCTAAGAGTTATCGTTTCAGATGACGTAACTACAACAGGTTCTGGTGCTTCTAAAGAGTACAGTACATACTTCTTTACTCAAGGAGCAGTAGCAAGTGGAGAGCAAGCTGGATTAACAACAGAAACAGACAGAGACATTCTGGCTAAATCTGATGCAATGTCTATTGACCTTCATTACTGCTATCATCCTGTGGGAGCAAAATGGGCTGTTACTACAACAAACCCAACACCTGCACAACTACAAACCGTAAGCAACTGGTCGAAAGTTTACGAAACTAAGAACCTAGGAATCGTCAGGGCAACTAACGTTTCAACAATGGATTAGAGGTAAATTATTATGCCATCTTTATTTGAAGTTAGTGCTGGTAAATTAACTGGACCAACAACAGGAGGAACAGTTACCCAAGCAACTAACAAAGCGACTACTGTAATTTCTAATACAGAGTCAGGCCAAATCACCATGAACAACGCAGCTTTAGCGGCTGCGGCTGAAGTAACATTTACAGTAACAAACGATAAGATCGCTGCTACTGATTGTGTTGTTGTAAATCATGGTTCTGGTGGAACTGCTGGTTCTTATCTTATAGGTGTATCCACAATCGCTGCTGGATCATTCAAGGTAACAGTAACTAATGCGTCTGCTGGTTCTTTAAGTGAAGCTATTGTCATCAACTTTGTTGCACTAAAAGGTGCGTCTAGTTAATGGGAATGTTTGCTTTTAAGCGAATGAGAGAACAAGAGGCTACCAAATCGGTAGCCCCTGCTCTTTTAATACCAAAGAAAAAACCTAAACGAAAGCCAAAAACTAATGGCAGTAACGATACACACAACAGTCGGAAGCAGCATAGCTAATAGCTATATCAGTCTTCAGGAAGCCCAAGATATTATTGATGGCTTGATTGAGGATGATGATGTGACAGCATGGGCTAGTGCTACAACTGACCAAAAAAACCGAGCATTATTTACCTCTACGCAAAGAATTGATCGGGAACGATTTTTAGGAGCAAGAGTAAACGATACACAATCATTGCAATGGCCGAGAACAGGCGTAAGAAAACCTGATACTTATATCAATACTTATGCTGTTGGTTTTCCTTTTCGCATATCAACTGAGTATTACACTGATACAGAAATCCCAGATCAGGTAAAAAAGGCAGAGGCAGTTTTAGCGGTATATCTTAATAACAACAAATCAGGTTTAGGTTTATCTGGATTAGAGGATTATAAGAAGGTTAAAATAGGTACACTAGAAGCAGAGCCAAACTTTTACGGCTCTGTCGGTGCTGATAGAGTACCACCACTATTTGAACGCTATTTTACTGGCTTAAGAATAAGTGGACCAGGAAACGTTGCCATCAAAAGGAGTTAACACATGGGCTATTACCCTGCTGGAATCATTATTACTGATACCAATGCACACACTGGTAGGTTTGGTAAGATTCATTGCTTATCTAATGCGACTGTAAGTCTTGTTTCTGATAACCTTACAGAGAATGGATCATCGACTATTAGTGCAATCGAGATGAAATCTTCTTCTGAAATAGAAGGAATTATTACAAGTATTACCCTCGCAAGTGGCACTGTAATAGCATATCGAGTCTAATGGCAAGTATAGGAAACGCATTTAAAAAAGCAGTACCAGGGATATTAAAGGCCACTGGTAGTGATGTAACAATAAGATTTGTAACAGTAGGAACTTACAATACAACGACAGGAGTTGCTGCTGAAAGTAATACAGACGTTACAGTAAAGGCTTTAGTAGATGACGTTGCAAGATCTGAGGTAAACGATCTAATAAATCAAGAAGATAAACGTATTCTTGTTGCGGCAAAAGATTTAACTTCAACACCCACAACAAAAGATAAGGTTGTTATTAGTAATGTGGTTCATCAGATTGTAGATATAAATACAGAGAAAGCATCTGGAGTATCAGTTACTTTTACATTATTTGTGAGGTCTTAATGGCTACTAAAACTCTTAATTTAGATCAGATTGGTAACTTTGCTGAAGATGAAGTTGAAAAACTTGTTGCTTTTGGTGCTAGTAGATTATTGCAAAAACTTAAAAGTAATAATGTTCCAATAGATGAATCAATTATGAGAATTGCATGGTTTCAAAGACCTGTCTCTAATTTAGAAATAGATTTAATAAATAAACTTGAATATGCAGAACCAGTAACCTTTGGAACAAATTTACCACCTACTTGGAAAAATGGTTATCAACTGACAACGGCATCAGGTAAAGCAATTCCAAAAGATTGGGCTAACAGATTTATTGAACAAACAATTAGAGATGTGAAAAAAGAGGCTGGCAAATAATGAACACAATTAATGAGATCAGGGCTGCAATAGAAGCAAGGTTAGCAACAGAAATGGCAAACGCACCAGTCTATACTGTCGCTTATCAAAATGTTCCGTTCACCCCACCAAACAACTCTAGCTGGGTACAATCAGCAATAATATTTGGTACGCATGAATCTGCAACGTTACAAGCACCCACAAGCGGTTACAACAAACATAACGGTGAATTGATAGTGAATGTATTTACACCTCAAGGAGCAGGGTCTGGGGCTAACTATACGATTGCAGAACGTGTAAAGGATTTATTTCATAGACAAACTGTCAGTCAGATCATTTTTGGTGATACAGTAGGACCAAGCCAAGTTTCACCTGCGAGTCCACAACCCTTTTTTCAAACAGAGTTGAGCTTTATTTTTGAAGCATGGTTACAATAGAATAAAATCTGTTTAATTTTTTAAAATGGCAACTGTATTATCTGGTACTACTGGGGCATTGTATTACAAACCAGCAGGTACAAAAGGAACCTTTGGAACGGCAAATGTTGTAATAGGAACTGAAACTATCACTGTAGAAACTTATCTAAATTTTAAAGTGGGTGATGGTGTTAAGTTTTCTGTTATTAATGCACAGACAGGTGGATCTGGAACTGGAACATTACCAGCAGGTTTAAATACCAGTGATACATTTTTTGTTATTGCATATACAGCAGCTACAGGTGCTTTACAGGTATCAGCAACTTTAGGTGGATCAGCAGTTAACATTACTGATGTTGGAACAGCAGCATCACCGAATGAATTTCAAGTTGCATATGCAGATTTTGCAGCAGTAGGAGAAGTTCAGTCATGGAGTTTTTCTATATCAAGAGAGCAAATAGATACAACAACTATCGGTCAGCAAAGTACTCAAGCAGTTCCATTTAGAACATTTGTTCCTGGTTTTGCTGATGGTGAAGGAACTGCAACTGTATTTGTTACAGATGAAGATTCTGCTTTAGCAAATAGAATGGTTGAAGATGTAATTCAAAGAAACCAAGTTGGTGCAGCGTTTAAACTTTATACTGATAAAAAAGGAACTGAGGCATTAAGTAGAAGTATTCAACTTGATGCAATGCTTTCAGATGCAGAATTTAATGTAAACCCAGATGATGCACAATCTGTAGAGATTACATTTAAACCAACTGAAGCACCAACCTTTGACTTCAGCACAAGTAGTTGATAAGTTAAATTAGTTAAAACAATTTATGGCAACCCCAAAACCCCGCCTTTCTCCTTTAGAGAAATTAAAAAAGGCTGCAAACTTGCAACCAATCAAAAGAGAAGTAACACTTACTGATGGCACTATCTTTGAATTTTGGTCAACACCATTAACAATGGCTGAAAGAGAAAGAGCACAGAAAGGAACTAAAGATGACCTAAATGCTTTTGCTTTGCAATTATTTATCCAGAAAGCAACAGACGAAAATGGAGTAAGAATGTTTGCTGCTGGTCATGCGGCTGAACTAAAAAACGAATGTAGAGATGCTGATTTACAGGCATTGATGCTTGCTGTTATTAGTGAAGCTGAATATGAGGAGGTTGATACAGACCCAAAAAAATAAAGCTGGAGCTAAAAAAAGATAATTTTCTTATGCTTCAGTTAGGAGTAGCTAAAGAATTAAAATATACATTATTAGAATTACAACAAAAAATGACCGTTGAAGAATTATTTATATGGTCTGCTTATTTTGGAATTTTAAATGATGAGCAAGAAAAAATGTTGAATAAATCCAAATTAAGGTAAACTAAAAATAGTTATTTTTTTATTGTGGCGAACGGAGAAGTTGGGATAAAAATTAAAGTATCGGCTAAAGATGCTGTAAATAATTTAAATAAATTAAAAACTTTAAGTACTAAACTGCAAACTTCTTTTAAAAAGGTAGAAACTGCTGCTGCAAGATTACAGAACAGAGCAGGAGCATCATTTCAAAAGTTTGGCAATAAAGTGCGAAATGTAAGAAGAAAAGTACAGGTAAATTTAGAGAAGATGAAAAGAAGTTTTAAAGGATTAAATAATATAGGAACATTAATTGGTGGTGCTGGTTTAGGCTTATTTGCAAAAGCATCAGTACAAACAGCAGCAAATGCACAGGCATTACAGTTGAGATTAAAATTATTAACACAAGAATTTGGCGAATATGAACAGGCACAGGATTTAGCAAGCAGAGCAGCAAGAACTTTTGGAATGTCTAATATTGAAGCTTTAGAAGGAGTTACTAACATTATTGGTCGTTTAAGACCTTTAGGATTATCACTAAAACAAATAGAAACTACATTTTTTGGTTTTAATACTGCTGCTAAATTAGCTGGAGTATCAACTGTTGAAGCGTCAAACGCATTTAGACAATTAGCACAAGCATTAGGTTCTGGAAGATTAGCTGGAGATGAATTTAGAAGTATATCTGAACAAGTACCAACAATTTTACAGCCAATAGCTGCTGAACTTAAAGTAACAGTTGGAGCATTAAAAGAATTAGGTGCTCAAGGTCTAATTACATCTGATGTCGTTATAAGAGCATTACAAAAAATTCAAACAGAAGGTGCTGGTAAAGTTGCTGGAATTATTACGCAATCTGATTTACAAGTTTTCAAAAATTTTAATAATGCATTGGAAAATTTAAGAGACACAGTTGGTAAAGGACTTAATGTTGTAGTCTTACCTTTAACAAAAAATATAACTAATTTAGTTAATGCTTTTAATGACGCTAATCCTATATTACAAGGAACTGCAATCTTTATAGGTGCAGTCGCAGGTGCTGCTGCGTTGGCTGTACCAGTAGTAGCAGGTCTTGCAGTTGCGATAAAAGGTATTGTTGGAGTTTTTACTACTGGAGCAGGTGCTGCTTTACTTGGTTTTTTTACATTAGCAAATTTACCTGTAATTGCTGCAATAGCTGGTTTAGGAGCAGCTTTTACAGGGTTAGCTATTGGTATTGGTAAAGCAAATGAAAAAAGAAAAGCTTTTCAAGATAAATTAGATTCTGGTAGTTTAAAAGTTTTAGAAGAAGCAAAATCAACTGAATTAAATACTATCGCACAACTTGAAAACTCAAACGCAAGAGGTATGGCAACTAAAGGAATACAAAGACAAATAAAAGAAGCTAGATCTAGAATAGATTTAATAAACGAAGAAATTGATAGATTAGATGTTTTAAATAAAACATATAAAATTGGAGGAATCGAATATGACGCAAATATGGTACCAATTAATCCACCTAAAACAGGATTTGAAGAGCCACCAAAAGGTGATGAAGGTAAAGGAACCCCATTATTAGATGCTTTACAAAAAGAACAACAATTTTTAGTAGATGCTTTAAATAAAGGAACTGCAAAAGCAAGATTAGAAGAAAAAATAAGAGATTTAATTAGAGAACAAAATGGTTTAAGTGAAGAACAAGCACGAAAAAAATTAAAATTAATAGAGGCTGATAAAGAAAGAGTAGTTTTACAAGAAAAAATACAAGACATCCTAGCAACAGGCATGACTAATGCTGTTATGGGATTAATTGAAGGTACAAAAACATTAGGACAAGCTTTAGCAGATATTGCAAAACAACTTGCAAGTATGTTTTTACAATCAGCATTTTCAAAAATATTTGGAGGTCTTAGTTTTGGTGCAGGTACGAGTGGCATAGGACCAGTAGCAAGCGGATCTCAATATGCAAATATGCTTGGTGGTGCTGTTGGTTTATATAGCAGAGCAGGTTCTTTTAAAGCGTTTAGGCAGGGAGGAATTGTTAGTTCCCCTACAATGGGAATAATAGGAGAAGGTGGTGAATCAGAATACGTCATACCAGCTTCTAAGATGGATGGTGCGATGTCTAGATACTCAGCAGGTGCTAGAGGTGGTTCTGTTATCCCAGGTGGTTCTGGTAGCTCTGGTACAGTTGCAGGTTCTTCTGGTAACACAGTTGTTGAATATACAGGACCTACATTAAACTTTAATGGTGATGAGTACGTTCCAAAATCTGCTGTTCCTCAAATTATCGGTGCTGCTACAAAACAAGGTGCGATGGCAGGTAAAGCACAAGTTATTGGGTCGTTAAGAAATTCTAGAAGTCAACGAGCTTCTCTTGGATTATGAGTATTACAACCTTAGTTACTTTTGTAGAAGTATTTAGTATAGACATCAATAACAATAAAAGCACAAAGCATTTATTACAAAATGCAAAAAGAGAACCTTCGGAAGAATCAAACTCTGCAAAAAATACAATATTATTTAATGGTAAAAATTATCATTATTTACCTTTTGTTTATCAAGGTACAACTATTAATAAATCAGGAGATAATATTGAATCTAATTTAATAATGGGAAATCATCCGTTAAGTATGGCAAAAGCACAAGAAGCTGTTGTTAATAAATATTTTGTAGAAGTAAATGTATGTATTATGTCCAACTCTAATATTGATACTCTTCAGAGTACTTTAACAACTGATACATGGCTTGCTTCTTCTCTGTCTTACGATCCAGAAGTTGTAGAAGTTTTATTAAGTAGTGCAGTAGATGCTGTTGGTGTTAATTTACCAAGTTTAGTATTAACAACGGATGCTGTTGGTAAACTACCTGTAACAAGTGATATTCAAAACAGATGAAGCCACATCAGCTTATTGGTTTACCTTATAGATTAGGTGCTGATCCTATAAAAAATCATGCAGTAGATTGTTTATCTTTGGCTCGTACAGTTTTAAAATATTATGGAATAAAATCACCAGCACCTACAAGAGATTGGTATAGAAGAGTAAGAAAAAAGGATTTTGATATATTTAAAGAAGAACTTGAAAAGTGGGGAAACGAGACAAAACAGTTTAATATAGGTACAGTTGCATTATGTAAATCTAAGAATGGATTTGGTCTTGCTGTTTATTACGAAGAAGGATGGATAAACTGCGGAGAATCGGAGGTAAGATGGAGTCCCTTAGACGGCCTGGAGGTCGTAGGGTGCTATTCCCCGCAGAAGTTGAATTATGTGAAACAGTAGGTATAACAGAAGATGAATATTGGTATTTTGTAGAATTAACACAAGCATATAACGGAAAAAGACCTAAAGAGTATGATGAAATACCTTATGTTGTAAATGATTTTATTTCAGCAGCAATTACTTTTTTAGGAAGTGGAACGGCAGCAGCTAATTTAGTTCTTGGAATTATTCTTACTCTTGTCTCTGTTTTATTAACACCAAAACCTAGAGCACCTAAAACTCCTCCTAGTCTTACAACTGCTGGTCAAACAGGTCCAAAAAGATTTGCACCGCAGACAGGTTTTAACTCAGTTCAGGAACTAGCAACTCTTGGTGAAATAATACCTTTAATATTTACTAAACAAGAAGTAGAAACAGATGGAGGTTATACCAGAACTTATGGTGGTATTCGTGTAAACACAAGGCTTTTATGGTCACAGATGTTAAGTCTTGGTTCTGGTCAGCAGTTAAAAGCATTATTTATGATTGGCTTAGGTGATTTGGCATCTAAACCAGAATTTGCAGGTTATGCCATTGGTGATTTGTTATTAAAAAACTATTTAAATAAAAAGTTAGCATTATATGTAATGACAGATGGTGGAAGACCACAAGAAGGACCTGAAAAATATGATGAGGGTACTTTAGAACAACAAACTGACAGGAGAGGTAATGTCTTTGCAGATGTTATGTCTGTTGATTGGGATCAAAATGCTAATGCGACAAACAGTATTGTAAGTAGTGCCAGAACTCCTAATACACAAACAATTTTTGGAGTTTATTCTCCAATGCCTAACAGCATGAGGTATAGAGTTCCTTATGAATTAGTTCTTAAAGCTAAAGACTCAAAAAATAAAGGAGATATTGATAAGAAAAGAAATAAATTAAGAACAAACTTTCCTAGATATGCCTCTTTATATGCAATAGATAATAGTGAATCAGATCAAACAAGTAAAACTGTAAATAAAAATCAAACTATAAAATATAGTATTGCTGATTTTAATTCTGAAACAGAATTTGACCCACAGTTTGATCCTTGGGGTGTAGAAGATGTTAAATCTGCCGTTGATGCCTCAAGGGAAGAATCTGATGATGCAATTCAAATAGGTGAATCTTATTTAGCTGGCTCTGCTTTAGTTGTTTGTACTGATAAAAGTAGACCAATATGGACTTCAGATCATTATCAAAATTGTACTTTTACTGTTGATACATCAGGTGTTGTTGATATTAGAACAGGGCAAAATGGTTTAAAGGGAGCACATAAAGGTTATCAATTATTAACGCTTCAAAAGGTTGCTATTGGAACGATTAGTAATAGCAAAGCGTGTGATGTAACAGAGATTGGTTTGAAATCGAAAGTATTTAAACAGGTAACAAGTTTTCCTAATGCTAATAGTCACCCTGGGGCTGTTGGCTGGAATGAACAAAACATGGATACAGCAGACGGAGTTGTAAAACGCTATCAAGATGAAAATGGTAGTATCTCCCTTGGAGGTATGAGCAAATACCTTACAAGGTATAGTTTTTTTAGATTACAAGCAAGAGTAGCTGGAATACAAGAAGTTGATTGGAATTATATAGATGAAGGCATACCTTTTGGTATTAGAGGAAATTCACCACAACCACAATATAATTTTGTAAGAATTAATCATTACAGTACTCCTAAAAAAGAATTTGAATTTAGGTTTATACCATTTCCAGGTAATTTAATAAAAAGAGATTTTGTTGATAGAAATAAAGCGGTAAGAATGTTAAGTGCCTCTGGAGAGTTTTTAAGTTTTAACAGTAAACCAAACGATCAATTCTTTTCAATATATTTTAAAGGCTCTGAAGAAAGTCTAAGAAGTGGTGATGTATCAAATACAGAATGGTATTTAGGAGATTTACCAACAGATACCGATGGTGGAAAAATTAATAGGATATTAAGTACTACTGATGGTTTTATTCCACGTTCTACAAGATGGATTGAAATAGAAAGAAGAACATCAAATATGGATGCAAATTTAAGAGGTGAAGCTGTTATTAGATATAGAGGTCGAGTTGGTAGCAGCACTTGGGTTTGGGATGATAAATCTAATCCACGTTGGAATGAATATTTTGGAAACAGAAACAGAACAATAAATGATCCTTTAAAAGCTGCCAGTAATATTACGGTTGGAGATCCCTATACACAGCCTTATATAGATAGGGATGGCTATAGATTTGGTGTTGGTCCTTTTATTCAAACTATTAGTAAAGTCCGAGGAAACCAAGATGGACATTATTATGGAATGATTAAATATGAAATGAAAGAAGCTGATGTAGATCCTACTGTTCATACAAATCAAGCAACAAGTACAAATGGAAATGGTTCTGGTTTAACTGTTGATATAAAAGTATATTTAGATCCAACAAATAACTCATACGCTGGTGCTGTTTGGGAAGTAAATCAAAGAGGTAGCGGTTATAGAGATTCTGATATTATAAGTATTCCCTCTGTTGGTAATTTTCCAGGTATAAATAATATTGATATTGTTACTGATTTTAGTGACTTTGTATCAGAACCTTGGCCCGAAGGAAAGAACTTAAATCCTTTTGATGCGATAACAGATTATTACCAATATGATGCAGAACGCAGTAGTCACCAAGACGGACCAGAACATGAAATTGTTTATGTAAATGAGCAGACTGATTTAGGAAGTTCACCACCTTATGCTTTAGACCAAGCTGGTATTGCAAACGTTGCTTTACGTCTTAGCAGTTCAAAAGAATGGAATAGCTTTTCACAATTTTCTGCCTATATAAAACAAGGTATAAAAGTTGAAAGGTTGATAAACAACACAACTGGTCCGACTAATTTATTTCCTGAAATTGTTTATGCTTTATTAACAAAAAACCAATTTGGATTGGCAGATCTAATTGGTGTTAGTGCTGTTGATAAAGATAGAATGATAACTGCTGCTAAATTCTGTGAAGCAAATCAATTTTACTGGGATGGTGTTATTACTGATAAGCAAAATATAAGAGAGTTTGTTTATCAAAATGCAATATTTAATTTATTAGACTTTACAATTCTTGGAGGTAAATTTTCTTTATATCCATCTGTTCCTTTTAATGCTAGTACACATTTAATTGAACAAACACAAAAGCCTACAGTTAGAGCTTTATTTACTGATGGCAATACTAGGAATCTAAAAGTAAGTTTTTTAACACCAGAAGAACGTCAGAACTTTATTGGAACGGTTTATTACAGAAAAGAAATACCAAATGGTTTTTCTGAAACATTATCAAAAACTCTTACTGTTGCTATTGATGATGACAATGTATCAGAAGCAAAGTTTCCGATAGAAATTTTTGATATGTCTGACTTCTGTACTAATGAAACTCATGCATTAAGATTTTTACAACACGCATTGTTAACAAGATCTAAAGTAGATCATGGTATTAAATTTGAGACTACACCACAAGCTGCTTTAGGATTAAAACCTGGAGATTATATAAGATTTATTTCAGAAGCTACTCATACCAGTAGATTTGAAAATGGTGTTATATCTCTTGATGGAGTTGTACAAAGTGTTGGTAATAGTAGTTTAAATAATGTAAATGTTTATCATTGGAAACCAGGTACAGAAGAAGTAAAAGAAGCTGTTTTAAATGTTGAAGATGGTAAGACTGATGATGCTAATTTATATGGATCTGTTTTTACAGTAAAACAAACTAATGAATCCAATAGGTTATATAAAACAGAATCTATTACATATACAGATGAGGGATTAATAGAAGTATCAGGAAGTCATGCACCTCTTTTATCTGATGGAACTCTTGCTACAATAAATTATACTGATGATGACTTTACTAATTTCTGATGGCAGTTATAAGAAGTTTTCCTACTATAAAACCTTCGTCTAGAAGTTATACCCCTGGAACGTACCCACAGGTTGAATTTGTTGCACAGAATGGTGCAAAGACTGTTCTTAGATACGGTAATAAAAAAGTAGATGCAAAATTAAGTTTAGGGTTTACAAATATTACAGATTCTCAGGCAAGTGAGATTTTAGATTTATATGAAGAGGTAAATTCTGATTATGATTACATATCTTTTACATCTGCTAATGCTTTAGCTGGTATCAACTCTTCAAGTTTAGTTAACAATATGGCCGAAAAAGATTCAAATGGTGTAAAACTTAGGTATCGTTTTGATGGTCCTCCTAGTGTATCGAGTGTCAGACCTGGCAGATCCAATGTGCAATGTAAATTTGTCGCTTGCCTCGATGGGGATTAGAATGTATTTAAAATTTACTTAAGACAATGGCTGGCTTTTACTCAGGACAGGATGGTGAATTACTTGTTAACGGTAGTAAAGCTGCCAAAGTAAGATCTTGGTCTTTTTCCTTTAACCAAGCAGTTTTAGAAACTGTTTCTTTAGAAGATACTGATAGAACTATTATTCCAGGAACAAGAAGTTATACAGGTAGTGCTAGTATTTATTATTATCAAGACAGTGCTGGCAGTGGTTCTGGGCAATTAAGTACTATAATTTCTAACATTGTAAAAACTGGTGGAAGTGCAGGTGATGGTGTTAATGCTGAAAGTACTGCAATTACTTTTAAATTAAGAGTAAAAGATGGTAGTGCCAATGGTAGGTTTATAGAATTTTCTGCAATACCTAGTAGCTTTAGTATGACGAGTTCTATTGGTGAAGTAATGGCAGCAGATATTAGTTTTGAAGTAAATGGAGCACCTACTGGCCTTGCTTTATAAATGTCTATATATTTTGGATCGACAGGTTTTATTGAGTTAAAACGTGATGCCTTAAATTCTGACATTGCTTCATCTTTAAACCCTGCTGATGTTAATACAACTAAGAAAAGATTTTCAGTAGAGAATGTCGTTGGATCGTTAATTACTGGTGATCAGATCGAAATAGATACTGTTGATAAAAGTAATTTAGAATTATTGTCTGGTCATAATTTTCCTGATCTTCGTAAATATATTCATATTGATGATGTTGGTGGGATTAAATTATATGATACGTTTGCTGCTGCTTTGGCTGGTGAAATTTCAGATGCACTTACATTAACAGCACCTTCGTCTACAAAAGATATACTAATACGCACCAGAAATACTAGGTTTAGACCGCTTGCCAAGATTACTGAATTTGAAATTACAACAACAAGAGATACCGTTGATGTTACAAATTTAGGGCAAGAATTTAGAAGGCAATATGAGAATGGACTTATATCAGGACAGGGAACAATACAAACAATATGGCAACATAGAAACTTTCAGAATGATACAACTGAGTTTTCTAGCCCAGAATTTCCTGTCTATTTAAGCCAACTGTTGGTGCGTATGCAACAGGGAGCAGATTTTGTAGGTAGGTTTTATGTGTATAATGATCCAACACAATCTACAAATAGTGTGTGGTATCAATCAATGTGCGTTATTACTAATGTAGCTGTTAGTGTACCTGCAAGTGGATTGGTAGAGGCAAGAATAGAGTTTGTAACAAATGGAGAAATAAGATTACATAATGGAATTCCACCATCCTTTCTATTACAAGAAAGTACTGATAAAATATTGCAAGAGGATGGAGATGGTATTTTACTTGAAGATGTTTAAAATTAGATTTATGATGTACTTAAAGGTTATTTGACATGGC